CTTCGAGGACGAGGGCGTCCTCTCGATGAACCGCGGGCTCGTGATCGACGCGGTCGAGGGCGGGCGCGAGTTCCAGATGCAGATCGTGAGGAGCCGGTAGGCCATGGCCTTCCGCATCACCGCCAACGTGGCGCCTGGGCTTGTGCGCGACCCTCACAGGCTCGCGCGCATGGACCGTGCCGTCGGACGCGAGCGCATGGAGTCCTGGCATCCGCGCGGCCAGCCGCACGGCTGCATCGCATGGCAGACGGAGACGCGCGACGAGGCGCTTCGCCTGCGGACGATGCTTGCGCACGCGATGCTCGCGACCCTCGACCACACGGGAACGAATCCCGAGCCGGATGCCTTGCTTCGCTCCGTGCGCATCGAGGGTCGCGATGACGGCGAGTGACGTCACGCGCTCGCCCCCGCCTGGACGCGCTCGGCCTTGCGGCCGGTGAACTCCTCCCAGCGGCGCACCACGACATCGCAGTAGCCGGGGTCGAGCTCCATCGCGATGCATGCGCGCCCCGTGCGCTCGCAGGCGATGACGGTCGTGCCGCTCCCCGCGAAGGGCTCGTAGACCGTGTCGGCCAGGTGGTTGCGCACCGGGCGCTCCATGCACTCGACCGGCTTCTGCGTGCCGTGGCCGTGGCCCGCGTCATCGCGTGCGGGAATCGACCACAGCGTCGTCTGCGTGCGGTCGTCGGTGCGGTGGCCCTTGCCGCCCTCGCGCACGGCGTACCAGCATGGCTCGTGCTGCCAGTGGTAGTCGCCGCGGCTCAGGGCGAGGCGATCCTTCGCCCAGATGATTTGTGCCCGGATCGCGAAGCCCGCCCGCTCGAGCGACTGCTGCACGGTCGAGGCGAAGACGCCTGCGTGGTAGACGTAGGCCACGTCGCCGGGGAAGAGCTTCCATGCCTCGGTCCAGTCGGCGCGGTCGTCGTTCATGACCTTGCCCATGCGGGCGGTGTTCCCCGTGAGTCCGGCGTCCATGCGCCACTCGGGGTCGTACTCCACGCCGTAGGGCGGGTCGGTGACCATGAGCGTGGGCACGGCGCCGTCGAGGAGCCGCGTCACGTCGGCCGCGCTCGTCGAGTCGCCGCAGAGGAGGCGGTGCTTGCCGAGCAGCCACAGGTCGCCGGGCTTCGTGACCGGGTCGGTCGGCTTCTCGGGGACGGCATCGGGATCGGTGAGTCCCTCGGTGCCTGCTGGCGCGAGGAGCTTCGCGAGCTCCTCCTCGTCGAAGCCGAGGAGGGTCCAATCGATCCCTGCGCCGCGGAGGGCGTCGAGCTCGATCGAGAGCATCGAGGTGTCCCAGGAGGCGAGCTCGGCGGTCTTGTTGTCGGCCAGCCGGTAGGCGCGGATCTCGTCGGCGGTCAGGTCGGTGGCGACATGGACCGGCACGGTTGCGAGCCCGAGGCGCTGGGCGGCTCGGAAGCGGGTGTGCCCGGCGACGATGACGCCGTCAGCATCGACGACGATCGGCTGGCGGAATCCGAACCTGCGGATGCTCTCAGCGACGGCCTCGACCGCGTCGTCGTTCTGGCGCGGGTTGTTGGCATAGGGGCGGACGGCATCGAGCGGGCGGAGCTCGACCGACATGGGCGCCGACATGGGCGCGGCTGCTTCAGGCGACATGACCTTCTCCTCGGTTGACATGGTGAACGGGCGACGCGCACGAAGGCGCTACGTTGGCTTCAGCGGCGTTCCTCGCCTCGGTGGCGCCGTGACCGCCGCGAGCGCGGCGGACGCGTCCTGGGGCAACGTGGCGCGAGCGGTGGGCCAGAGGCGAGAGGCGCGACCCACGCGAAACAAACTCAGTCGCGATCGCCTGCTCCTCCGTCGGGCCAAGCGAGGCTTTCAGGCGCCCAGGAGGACCCAATCGTTCAGATCCGTCCGAGATTTCACAGGGCGTCTCTTGAAGGATCTCCGACGCGCGGAGGGCCTGTTTTGTAGTAGTTTTAGAGAAGAGAGAGATATTCTTCATTCTTTCTCTCCCTCCACCCGTGCACACACGCGCACGCGTACGCGCGCGGAGTTCTTAGGAAAGATTGAACTATTGAAGTCAGGCCAGCGCATACACCGTCCTCGGGCGTGTGGCGGTCGACTCGGTGCGGAGCACGATCTGCCCTGTTTCCAGCAGGTTTTCGATGACTTCGCCACGCTCGCGCTTGCTCAGCCACTGCGTGCGTCGGCAGAGGTCCGACGCTGAGATCTTTCCTTCAGCAGCACGAATCGCTCTGAGCACGCGCTTCTGCCGCGAGTCGAACTGGCCGTCGGAAACCCATGCGTGCGCGAGGTGGAGCATGCGTCTGGTCAGGTGTTCCGACACGGCGCACGCCCAGGCCGCAGCCTCCTGGCCCACCACGGGCTTCTCGCGGTCCACGCTGCAAGCATGGACGAGCGCCAGCCTGCACGCCTTCTCCTCGGCACGCGCCCACAGCGACCGGCCCGGGGCGTCCTTCGCGAGCTCGGCGTCGACCGTCATCGCGAAGCGGTCGTAGACCGCCACGGCCTCCGGCGTCGTCGGGACGACCACGGGATCGGGATTCGTCCGGCGCAGGTCGCCCCCGGGCGCGAAGTCGCCCCACCAGCGGGCCGCCTCGAGGATCGACTCCGGGATCGCCGTCGCATGTGCCCGCTGGCGCACCGCGGTCGAGTCGGCCTCGAAGACGAGGAGGCGGGCCATGAAGCCGTCGGCGAGGGCGTCGGCCGTCAGCGACTCGAAGAAGTGCTCGGGCACGGTCGTGCCGTAGACCACCGCGCAGGGGCGGTCGATCACCTTGTTCCGCTTCGCGTCGGCGTAGGCCTTGCCCTTGAAGACGGTGTCGGCGCTCGAGTAGAGCTTCATCAGCGCCGTGAGCACGTTGTAGAGGTGCGGCGCCTTCTTCGCGTCGCCGATCGTGCGGAGGAAGCGGCCGAACTCGTCGAACTGGAAGAGCGAAGCCTGGTTGATCTCGAGCGCGCTCACGAGCCCGGCGTCGCTTGCGAGGTCCTCGTTCGCCTCGAGGGCGTCGAGCCCGGCGTGGAAGAGCACGTTCTTCGAGACCTTGCGCGCGTGGTCCTTTCCGGCGCCCGACGGCGCGACGCCGACTGCATAGAGATTCGTGCGATTCCCGCGCTCGTCGCGCACCTTGCGCCCCGCGAGCACCGCCTGCAGCGTGATCGCTCCCGCAAGAGCGAGCACGGGCTGCGGCCGGTGCGCGGTCGCCAGGTTGTGCGCCATGACGTCGGCGATGAAGCCCGGGACGCGCAGCAGGTGCTCCGGGAACGGACCCGGATCAGGCGGACCGTCGGCGGGGGCGGAGTCGAGCGGATCCTGTCCGCCGCACAGCGTGAATCTCGACAGGTCGACGCCGAGCTCCGTCGCCTTGCGCTCGTCGCGGAGCCAGCCGTAGGGACGCGAGTGCGGCTTGCGCTCGGCGTCGTTGACCTTGTGCGCGAGCTCCGCCTCCGACCACGGCGGCTGGCAGCGGGGGTTGTAGTGCGCCACAAGGAGCGCGAGCGCCCTCGGCGGCGCGATGCCGAAGCCATGGACGAGCGCGGTCGCCGCGGCGTAGGTCGCTGCATGGCCGCCCGAGCCGGAGATGGCCGGTGGCATGCGGTCGAGGTAGGCGATCGCACGCCGCTCGACATGCTCGTCATCCGCCGCCCCGCCCTGGCCCACCGGCTCCGCGATCCGGTGACGGCGCGCGACCACGTGGTCGGCGAGGCGCTGGACGCAGGCCTCGAGCTCCTCGGCGTCGACGGTCGCGGGGATGCCCTCGAGCATGTCGTAGCGCTCGCCGCTCGGATGGACGCTCGGCCCGACGATCGTCTGCGCGCCGGTGCTGCGGAGCTCGACGACCATCGAGCGGTCGACGGGATCGCGGAACTGCCTCGTGCGGGCGCCGTGGGCCACGTACCAGCGGTGGCTCGCCTTGCTCGACGCCCGGCCCGTCACGCAGGCGGTTGGCGGCAAGAAGCGGTCCGCGGCCTCGCGAGCCTCCTCGCAGTCGAGGTCGACGTCGACGAGCCAGCCGGAGGGCTCGCCGAGCAGGACGCCGATGTTGGCGTCGCCCGCGAAGTGCCGCTCGGCGTCGTCGCCCGCGATGCGGAGCTTCTGCCAGCCCGGGATCAGCGGTCCCTTGGAGCCGTGGGGGACAGGGACCGGGCACCAGCCGCGCGCGATGCACGCGAGGGCCGCGTCGATGGTGGTTGGCTGCTGCATCAGAAGGGAATCCCGTCGTCGGGGACCTCGGGAAGCGTGTAGGGCTTGCGCTCGGGCTCCGTCCATGCGGGGATCGGGCCGAGCTCGTGGGACTTGATGCGGTCGTACTGCTCGCCCGGCTTGCGCGTGACCACGATGCCCTTGCAGTCCGCGAGCGCGCCGCCCTCGGCGAGCCACACCGCCTCCTCGACGCTCTCCGGCACCGGCGCATCCGAGCGGAGCCGCCACCATTCCTCGGCCTTGCGGCGCGCGTAGCTGCCCGCGGGGTGGTCGAAGCAGACCCACTCGCGCTGGCAGGTGCCGAGCCCCGTGCGGTACTCGACGCGCATCGTCGGCGGCGCATCGGGATCGGTCCGCTTCCAGTGCACGAAGTAGCGCACCTCGAAGACGGGCTGGACCTTCGGCGGCTTGCGCCCGCTGAGCACCTCCTCCGTGGTCGCGGTCGGGTCGTGCCGCTCGCGCTCGGCCTCGGGGAACGCATGGCCGCACTCGGCGCACTCGCACGTCGCGATCGGAACGAGTGCGTTGCACCCGGGGCATTCCTTCATCGGTGCGTCGCGGCCGCCCGGGCTTCGCTCGCGCAGCTGCAGGTCGTCGACCGGCCCGTGCCGCATGACGTTGCCGCCGAAGTCGAGGACGAGGCAGTCGGCCTTCCCCGGCGCGAGGCGGAATCCGCGGCCGACCATCTGGTAGTAGAGCCCGGGCGACGCCGTCGGCCGCAACAGCGCCACGCAGTCGACGTTGGGCGAGTCGAACCCGGTGGTCAGCACGTTCACGTTGGCGAGGTACCGCAGCGCTCCGGAGCGGAAGCGCTCGATGGTGCTCTCGCGCTGCCTCGCCGGGGTCGTGCCGTCGATCCAGCCGCATTCGATGCCGTGCCGCTCGCCGAGCACGCGGACCACGTGCAGTCCGTGGGTGATCCCGGCGGCGAAGATCAGCGTGCTGCGGCGCGACCTGGTCTCGGCCGCGATCTCCGCGCATGCGCTCTCGACCACCTCGTCGGTGTCGAATGCCTGCTCGACCTCGCTCGCGACGAACTCGCCGCAGCGGATCTTGAGGTCGCTCATGTCGACCTTCACCTTGCCCGCCTTCGACCGGAGCGCCGAGAGGAAGCCGCGCTCGATGAGCTGGCCCACCGACACCTCGTAGCAGACGTGGTTCAGGATCCCCTCCGGCGAGCAGATCATCCCCGTGCGCATGCGGAACGGCGTCGCCGTCAGGCCGATCACGCGCATGAGCGGGTTCACGAGCTTCGCGTCCGCGAGGAACTGCCGGTACATGCTTTCGCCGTCGTCCGGCGGGATGAGGTGCGCCTCGTCGACGATCACGAGGTCGACCGGCCCGAGCTCGCCAGCGCGCTGCCAGATCGACTGGATGCCCGCGACCGTCACCGGGTGCTCGAGCTCCCGCCTGCCGAGGCCCGCCGAGTAGACGCCGACGCCGAGGCCCGGCGCCATCGCGTCGAGCTTCCCGACGGCCTGCTCGAGGAGCTCCTTCACGTGGGCCAGGACGAGGACGCGCCCTTGCCAGAGCGTCACCGCGTCGCGGCAGATCGATGCGATCACGGGCGTCTTGCCGCCGCCCGTCGGGATCACCACGAGCGGGTTGTCGTCGCGCTCCCTGAGGTGCCCGTACACCGCCTCGACGGCGGCCTGCTGGTAGTCACGGAGTTCCATCTGTGCTTGCTCCCTTGGTGTCCTTTGCACGCCTTCGACCGCTGCGCAGGCAGTCACGGCACGCCCTTCCGACTCCCTGCGGCGAGCCGGATCGCCGGTTGAATGCATCGAGGGGCTTCGCACGCCCGCAGTGCGAGCAAATCTGGCAGTCGACGTCCGAGTCCTGGCCGATTCCGATGACGAGCTCCGGATCGCGCTTGACGATCTCCCAGTCAAGCCGACGGATGCAGAACCACCGATCATCGAGCCCGATCCCGTCCTTGACCGCATCGCAGACGAGGTCAATCACGTTCACCGCATCGCCGCGGTGATCGGGCTTCTGAACGAGGATGTCGAGCCACAGCTTGTTGCGCGCAACGCGTTGATCTCCAAGCGCGCGCCGCACCGCCACCGCAATCGCCGATCGCGATTGCCGGGCCTCACGTCTCAGCGCCACGTGCCCGGCTGCCCGCATCGTGTAGATGTGGTTCTTCGATACCGCGTACGTGAATGGGACTCGCGCCCGAACAAGCCAGAGGAGATCCGGTCCTGGCTCGGCTTCCCACGTGATGCCGCGTCGTTGCGCAGCGCTTTCCGCCGCACCGGCCTCTACCACGTGGGATCGGAGTCGCTTGAGCCGCGCCACCGCCCGGCTCCTTGATTTCTCGCCTGGCGGATTTGAACGCGCCCAGAGTCGCTTGCGCTCAAGATCCCGCCGCGCGGAACAGCCGGGGCAGTAGCGCTGCACCGGTGCCGTCCGCGCGGCGGGCTTGCCGCATTCCTCGCAGATGAATGAACGTGGATCCATTGTGAGCCTGCGCGTCAGCGCTTCCAGGGCGCGCCTCCAGCCGCTGCGCGCGGCGTCGAGGCGGGTGCCTCGCGCTTCGCGAAGCCCTTCACGACGTTCGCCATCTCGCCGTTGTCGTCGCGCTTCCTGAGCGCCACCGTGATCGAGAGCGGCAGGTCGTGCAGCTCCGACGAGTCGTTCGGCGCCATGACGCCGACCGCCCGGCAGATGGCCGACAGGTTGCCGCGCGCGATGCGCACGGTCGTGTCGTTCACGTGCTTGAGCGTCAGCCGCTCCCAGACGCGGCGGCCCTTGTAGGGACCCTCGAGGACCTCGAAGACGAGCTCCAGGTACTCGCCCGCGCCGTTCTTGGTGGGCTTGGTCGTGCTGTCGACGATCGCCGCGACGTACTTGCCCGCCGGGATGGGCTCGAAGCTCTGGTTGGGGTCGACGTCGGCTGCGTTGAAGTTGATGAATGCCATGGTGGTGCGCTCCTTGCTGGTTCAGCTCTCGGTGACGGCCGTCTCGATGGGGTTCTCGCCACGCGCGTAGGCCGCGAAGACACGGTGGTCGAGTGGGATCTCGTCGGGGAGCGCAAGGCGGTTCTTCGCCACGTGCGCGGGACGCTCGGTGGTGCGGAGGATCCGCTCGCCGGTGCCGATCGCCTGGACGCGCTTGCGGTCGAAGCCCTCCGTCGCCGTGCGCGTGTGGACGCGGTAGGTGGCGAAGAGCACCTCGTCGCACCATTCCTGCACGAGGGCGCTCGCGAGCTTCTGGAGCCGCGGCGCATAGCGGTCGTAGGTCTCGGTCTCGGGGTTCGCGAACTTCTCGATCTGCGCGTGCGCGACGAGGATCACCTCCATGCCGCGCTCGCTCCGCAGGGCGTCGAGCCCGGCGAGCACCTCGCGCCACATGGGAAGCGCGAAGACGTATCCCTTGCCGTAGCCGATGTCCTCGATGCTCTCGACGCTGCGCTTCTGGCAGACCTCCGCGTGGATCAGGCGCTCGAGCCAGTCCATGCTGTCGACGACGACGGTGCGGTAGTCGTGCTCCTCGGTGTAGAGCTCGCCGAGCGCGTTGAGCACGTCGCCGAATCGCGTGGCCAGCGGGAAGCGGTCGGTGTCGACGCCCGCGAGGCCGTCCTCGGTCTGGATGAACACGGGCCGCTCGGCCATCGCGCCGAACGTGGTCTTGCCGATGCCGTGGGTGCCGTAGACGAGCACCCGGCGCGGTGGTGCGGACTTGCCTCGCTGGATCTGCTTGATGAGCTTCATTGGTTCCCCTTTGGGTTGGTGGTGACGTGGTGATTCAGGAGCGGTCGAACTGCCGCATGGACTCGAAGCCGGTGGGCCAGGTGTCGCTCTCGCGGCAGCGGAGGAGCTCCGCCATCGCGGCCTCGTTCTCGCGGCGCGCGGCATCGAGCACGGCGGGTGCGACGTGCCAGCAGCCGGTGCGGTAGGGCTCGCGCTTCTCGACCGCGACGATGTGGACGGGAAGCTCGACGCCGGTCGCCGCCTCGAGCACGGCGCGGTAGAAGGCGAGCTGGTGCAGGTAGCCGAATGCGCGGGCGTCGAACTCGAAGCTGTCCATGCGGTCGCAGGTCTTCAGGTCGACGATGCCCGCGCCGCCCGAGGGGTTGATCCAGTCGATCCGCGCCTGGCACGCGTGGCCCGCGTACTCGGCACGCACGACGCCCTCGGCGACGCCGTCTGCGAGGAGCGACGACGCGATCTCGTGGCGGCGGACGCCCGCGGCCATCTCCTCGATCAGCGCCGCATCGGCATCCGAGAGCGCGGGCTTGCCCAGGCGCTCGGCCCAGTCGGCGAACGCCTTCGTGCCGCTGCCGTAGGGAAGCCCCGTCTTCGGGTTCACTGGCCCACCGACGGCGAACTCCGCCTCGAAGCGCTCGCGGCCCTCGAGGATCAGGACGTGCGCGGCGCGGCCGACGACGAAGGCGTCGCTGTCCTTGCGCGGGATGAGGCCGAGCTGCTTCTTGCGGTAGAGCGCCGGGCACCGGCGGAAGTCGCCGAGGGCGTGAGAGGAGAGGTTCTCCTTCGCCTTGGCGTGGTAGGTGTCCGAGGGCTCGCGGATGATCTTGCGGAGGTCGACGTCGGTCGTGATGGTCATGGGTCTTGGTCCTTCGAGGTCGTGCGGCCACAGGTCGCGCGTGAACGCGCCCTGCCCGGTGCGGACGAGCGGGAGGTGGTCGGATGGGTTGTGGGGGAACAGCGACGCGAGGAGGGAGAGGAGGCGTTTCAGGGGTCGCGCCTCCCGCAGTGCTGGAGGTTGAACGCCTCGAGCGTCACGGTCTCCTCGGTCCAGACATCTGCCTTCAGCTGCTTCTTGAGCATGTGCCGGAGCACGCGCGCCATCGCCTGCCCCTCGGGCCTGTCGAGCGAGATGCCGACGCAGAGCGGATCCTTGCCGATGCGGTAGGTGATCGCCGGGTTGAGCTGCTCGGCGCCGAACAGTCCCTCGCAGCACTCGACGACAATGGCGATGATCTGGCTGCCTGCGACGAAGTGGGCGGGGTTCTCGAAGCTGAAGGTCGCGATCGTGATGGTCTTGCGCATTGATTCCTCTACCCCTCTATCTCCGCAGCCGAAATGAAAGTCCTCCGCTTTCTGGCGATCAGGGACCAATCTCTTTTGATTCGCACACGACCCGGATCTGCTCGATGCCGTGGCCGCACTGCCGGT